CGGAAACATTGACACAGCTCGCAGCCTGCTTGAGAGGGCGACTGCGCTCAAGGAGATGCAGGCTAAGGAACGCGGCCCACTCAAGGAAATGGGATACGCAGGCGGCGCGGGCGCAATTCGCGGCGGTTCATCTGCCATTGACTTCTTTGGCCAAGCGCCAGAGTTGCTAAACCAACTTTTAATGGGTGGCGGGTCAAAGATGATGGGCGCACTTGGCTTTGGTGGGGAGTCTCAGCCAGAGGCGCAACGCAAAGCGCTTGAGGCAGTGTTTGCGGCAAACCCCGCAACTGCGGGCATGACGCGCGAGGAGATTGCAGCGCAAGACGCTAACGCGCCGACAGTCGCCGACGTCGCACGAGACGTCACTGGCGGCTACAGCGAGTATCAAAGCCCTACGACGCTAGGTCAATATGGCGGCACAATCGGCGAGTTTGCGGGCGGATCTGCAGCAATGCCGATCGGCGGAGTTTTTAAGAGCGTTCTTGGGTCCACATTGCCAGCAATAGGCAGCGAAACCGCGGGGCAGCTAACCAAAGGCACGGAATACGAAGGCATAGCGCGTCTTGCAGGCGCACTTGGCATCCCGATTGCGCAAGCGTTGACCCTGCCTGCGCTGCGCAGATTAGCAATTGGGCCTGCGGAAGACGTGATGCAGAACGTGCAGGGATCAACAATCCGTCAATCTGCCGACCTACTGCAGTCCAAGGGTGTAGACCTGAAGGCTGGCCAAATCATGGGGTCGCCACAGGTAAATCGACTCCAAAACACAATGGAACCAAGCCTGAGCCAAAAGGTGCAACTGACACGCGCAGCTTTGAAAGAGGCAGGCATTGCCGACGACGTTCTTGCGACGCCGAATGTGCTTGGTGACGCTAAACGCCGCATTGGCGCAATCTTTGATCAAGCGGATGCCGTTGCGTCAACTGCGCCAACAAACGCCGAGGCGGCTGCAGCTATAACTGCCTTAAACCGCGCAGAAGATGCAGCCACAATGACAAAAGTGTCTAGCGGTTTAAAGAATATATCTGATGACATCTTGAGCGCGTCTGGCACGCAAAAAGTTTTAAGTGCAAAAGACATCAACGCGACGCGCAAAAAGCTGTCTGACTACCTGACCACATACGCAAAGCAAAACGACCAAGTGAACTACGAGCTGGCGCATGACTTGCTTGACGTATTGGATGATATGGTGACGCGCCAGATCGCGACAACAAGTCCAGACTTACTTCAGGCGCTGAATGGCGCACGTCAGCAATATCGCTCGTTCCTGACGATTGAGCGTGCGGTCAATCGCGCTGGCTCAGACGCGGCCCGCGGCATTATTACCCCAAACGCTCTGTCGTCGTCTGTTCGCACACGCGAGGGAACCGCAATGGTGCGCGGCGTTGGCACGGGATTATCGGATCTAGCACACGCGGCGCAAGAAGTGCTAACGCCAGCGCCTACAACGCTTGCAGGCGGCGTTCGATTAAGTGGTGGAAACGTCAGCGGTATCCTTGACCGAGGGCGCGCACTTGCTGCGGCGTCGCAGGGCCAGAGCTTGGCCCGCAGGGGTGGTGATGTTTTGACAGAGCGCCTGCTCACCCGCTTGGCGAAGCAAACAGGCGGTCTGCTTAACATTGATTAATCCGCCTTCTTGGCAACCTTCTTAGGCGCTGGCATTGCTGGCGCCTTTTCATTTAGCGTCGCAATCTCAGACGCCTGCGCTTGGATGATGGTTGCCGCCTGCTCGCACATCTTGAATAGCGCCAACATATTGGCGACGCGGTGGGGCTGATTGAGTGAGCGCACAAGCTCTTTTGTCTTATCGTCCATGTGGATCTCCTTATTTGACGCCCCACCATAGCCGCGTGTAAACTTTTTTTCAACACCGTGCATTTTTTTGTTGATCGTGTGTTATTTATTTGTTAACAAGAGTTATAGCAAATGAGGAGACACGGAAATGACAACCGAAGCAAGCATTGCAAAACTAGCCCGCCTTTACACAGAACAAGGCTTCACAAAAGAGCAAGCCGCGACTGAAATGGCAGACCAAAAATTGCAATATGAAATTGCCGTAAAAGTCTTACATGCAATGAAGTGAAGGGCTTCGGCCCCATAAGGAGACACGGAAATGAACATCGACACAGCATACGCAACAATCCGTCAACTTGGCACCATCTTTAAAGATGCGCTTGAAAAAGCTGGCAAGCCTGTTGACAGCACGATCCTGATCCACGGCTTGGCTGCATACACAAAGTTGAGCCTAGAAGGTCAAGACGCGGATTTAGACGCAGCTTACAAGATTGTAATGGATGACATGATCAACGCAGTGCGCGGCCAGTGGATGGCCGCGTAATGTGGTCGTCAATCCTAACAAACTACATCTATCAAATGCACGGCGTTCGGGTAATCTGGACGCCAAGTAAACCAAATGAAGAGCCACCGTTTTAGGGAGTAAAACAATGTCACTTAAAGAGCTAATCGCAATCGCCAAGACAATCGCATGGGATGACATCCTTGGCGGAACCGCACTATTCATCGCACTTTTCTGGGTGGGAGTATTCCAATGAACGATTACCTAAGCATCGAAGCACTAAACTCAATCAAGGCAGACATGGAACGCAGTAAGGCGTCCAAGGAAGCGGAAATATCGCAGATGCCGAAAGGCGTTCGCAGCAGCTCAATATCAACCGACATCGCGTATCTGCAGATGGACATTCAGCGTTTGAACCAGTCAATCGTTGAGATAGAGGAAATCATCACAGGGAGAATGTCAGACGATGGCTAGATGGAACCTAGAACCCGCAACGCTCATGGATGCGTCCAAGACTGAGGCAACGCAGAAAATCATAAAGCGCCTGCGTCGCAAGTTAGAAATCATGCGCATGGATCAGAAGTCGTCTGGATCGACGCGGTATCACGACACAAACGAGATGCTCACGCTGCTTGATATGTTAGAGCGTCAGTTGGGGTTGGGCAAATGAAATACGGTAGCGTTTGCAGCGGCGTTGAAGCTGCAACGGTTGCATGGCATCCGCTAGGGTGGGAACCTCAGTGGTTCAGCGAGATTGAAAAGTTTCCTAGCGCAGTTTTGCAACATCATTATCCAAACACGCCAAATCTTGGCGACATGACAAAATTTAAGGAGTGGAACGATGACCCAATTGACCTTCTTGTCGGAGGAACCCCATGCCAATCATTCTCAGTCGCAGGATTGCGAAAGGGATTGGATGACCCGCGTGGCAACCTCATGCTCACCTACGTTGCAATTGCTGCACGATATAAGCCCAGATGGTTGGTCTGGGAAAACGTCCCCGGCGTCTTGTCGTCAAACGGAGGACGGGATTTTGGAACCCTCCTCACAGCGTTGGGGGAAATCGGGTATGGGTTCGCCTACAGAATTTGTGACGCTCAATATTTCGGAGTGGCCCAGCGACGCCGCCGTGTGTTCGTTGTCGGATACCTTGGAGATTGGCGACGTGCCGCAGCGGTTCTATTTGAGCGCGACAGCTTGTCAGGGCATCCTGCGCCGAGCCGAGAAGCGCGGCAAGAAGCTGCCAAGTGCCTTACAAGCCGCGTTGGAAGCGCGTATGATGCACAAACAGAGCAGTTCGTGACAGAGCAGCAAAAGGTAAACGCAATTACTGCGTCATATGGTACGGGGGGAGTTGATTACGAGACAAAGCCACTGGTGTTTGGCGCACAGAACAGCGCATCGCAGGGCGACAGCGTGTCAGAGCATGTGTCGCCCACGTTAGATAAGAGCAAGACACCTGCGGTGGCGACGGTTTCTGGTAAGGATCTTTCGCACGCCCTAACAGCGCCTAAGAGATACAGTTCTAGTGAAGATGGGACTGGCCGAATGCCGCCAACAATCTCACAAGAAATGAAAGTCCGACGCCTAACCCCAATAGAGTGCGAACGCTTGCAGGGCTTCCCAGATAACTACACGCAGATCCCGTGGCGCAATAAGGCACCAGAGGATTGCCCAGATGGGCCTCGATACAAGGCAATGGGTAATAGCATGGCTGTGCCAGTGATGAATTGGATTGGCAGACGCATCCAAATGGTAGAGGACATTACAAATGATTAATATCCCTGAAAATTTTGCTCGTATTTATAAACGTGCGCCAACAGAGCATGACATTGGCATCCTGATGAAAATGAAGGCCGAGCAGGACGCATACAAGAACAAAGCAATCACGCCGCGCGAGGGTGACTTGGTTCACTCAAGGAAGGCCCAAGAACGCGCAAAGATATCTGCAGCAAAGCGTCATAAGAATGGATCAGTGGCAGTGCCGCAGCGCACTTGCACGATCAACAAGCTAATCATGTTTGGCCTGTCAACTGGCCAAATTGCAGATGCCTTGTTCATGAAATTCGAAGCTGTCAAGAGCGACATTGAGAAATACAAATTGCCTCGCCAGAACCTTCGCAAGAAAAAATAGGTGACCCATGATAAACAGATTCACATCGAAGAATGAGAATATCATTTCAAAGTACATGCCTAAGTTTGCGCAGATGGAAAACGAGCGCGCGGCAAAGACTTGGGGTGCGGATATTCCAAAGCAAAAAACTCAGAACGGTGGCCGCGAAGCCAAGGATGTCACGGTTCAACAGCGTGCGCAGATTGTCTTGAGGTTCAAAGCGGGTCAATCTCTGAATAAGATCATCGAGAAATTGGATATATCAAAATATGCAGTGGCACGGGTCTTGGCGCAGGAAGGGCTAAAAGAGTTTCCACAAAAGGAGATGCCGCGCAAGGCACGTCTGATATCTCAAATGCTGCAGGAGGGTATGTCGCAGACTGCCATTGCGCGTGAATTGGGAATATCTAGACAGGCCGTAAAGGATTGGATCGTTCGGTATGGATTGGGTAGGCGGTGATGCGCAAGGCCAGTGCTAATCACAACACAATTTTAACGCCATTCCTTTCAGTAAAAAAATGAGGTTAAGGAGACCTTGCAGATGCAGACTAAACAAGACAACACACAGGATCAACTGGAAATCTTGCAGCGCGACTATGACGGGCTGCTGGATCGTCACACCCGACTGCGGCAACACATGATAGATACAGTGAAGGACGTTGAAGAAATTGAGCGTCTTTGCTCAATCAGAGTGCAGGTATTTGGACTGGCAATGTTTGCGATTGGGATTGGTCTGTCTGCATTTGTCTATGCGGTGTTCTTATGAGGTAAGTCGTGAGGGGCGTGAGTTACAGTTCATCGGGCCATAACTCAGTTTTTAGCGTGCGTTCAACTGTTCGCCTGCAGCAACTGCGCAATATGTTGCTGCT